TCAGCAATAGGTTTTGCAAATTCCATAATTGCACCAAATGGAATTTTAGTCTGACCAAGCATAAAATTTTCAGACAGTATTTGAACTTTAACCACGTTAAAACCCCTTTATATTATGCAACGTTATTAACCACAGTCTTAATGATTGTATCAACAGCAACTGGATCGGGCGTAACATTCGTATTTTCAGCATTACCAGCAGAAGCATCATACGTCAGCAACACGTCTTGACCCGCAGTAACAGCCGATGCCAATGTCAATGTAATTGCGTTTGCAGCAACAGCAATAGGCGTAGTAGCGTGAAGTGCAGCAGGTGAACCATCTACTAATACAGAAAAGCCTGTTTCATCGGTGACAGCCATTGCCATATCATAATTAATAACAATATTAGCAGCCGCAGCATTTTCTATAGTGGCATTAATTATCACAGGACCCCATGCGGGTACAATTTCAGTACCAACAGAATCGCAATAAATTGCATCACCGTTTTGAACCGCATACCGCGCTAATACACTGGTGCAATTAATAATATCATTTGTCACATAATGCAATAAATTAGCAGCAGTGACTTTAATATACATGTCTAATATTTGACCGGCCATTTTTTATACCTTTAAGTCAAATATGCCTCAATAAAGAGGCATATTGATTTATATTATTACCAAGTTGCACTAGTTAGAACCTGGGCACATTCAGCATAACGACCCGCCCAATCCAAACGAGTCACAGCTTTAACAGCAGTGCTATCGGTCTGGAACATTGATGTGACAGGTGTAGTTGCACCACCAATGTCAGTAGCAACAGAAGTATCAACCATATGCAATGAAGCATCCGTTGAAATAGATAATTCAGGTGCTAAATCAGTTGCAAGAATAACCTGCGAGGCATCAACCAGTATGACAACCGTAGATGTAATGGTAGTTGATTCAATGATAGGATACCCAGCCAACATACCATTGTTAACTTCATCACGAAAAGCATATTGACCTGCTCCATCACGCATAAAACGTAAACTATTAACCCTTGTAGGATGCAAGAGCCAAACAGGTGCCTGCATTGGCATATTAATAGCCATTAATGCACTAGTAAGGGTTTTCAAGTCTGTGGTCACATTATCTAACGTATCACCAGCAGAAACAGTTGGGGTGCCATCATAAGTCTGAATACCCGCAGGTGAGACACCAGCACTAGCTGCATCAGAGGATACAAATTTAGTATCAATCGTAGTTGCAATACCTTTTAACAAGTCATCACGAACCAATGACAATGCAGATGGATCAGAACGGGCAATCAGCTCATTTGTAACAGGGACAATAACACCATTTTTAACAGGTGCTAAAGTCACTTGGTCCAATGCCAGTTTATTAACTTTAATACCACCCGCTTCAGCTACCCAACCACCTGTAACACCTGCTGTTTGACGTGGGATAACAATTGAACTATTACCATCAAAGGTCATCTGACGACCTGGAAAACGAGCCACGATTGACATTGGTCGTAACATTTCAATAAACGCTGCATTAGCTTGACCAATAGTGGTTAATTCTTCAGCCCAAGTATCTGTGCCTGTAGTACCCGCCAGAACAGACGCTTTTTGAATCATTTCAGGTGGCATTTGAACAGCTTTTGCAATCAGTTCATCTTTCAATTGATATTTTGCATATTGAGCCGCCCGAGCACTATCACCTTTACTCACATATAATGCATGTAACATTTTAGGATAAAATAATGTTTTATCCTGGTCCATCACGGTAGGATGAGATGTAATGGGAGTGGAGGTATCAGGTACTGTAACGGGTACAGCATTAGATTTAGCAATTAATTGTTCAGTACGTTCCAGATTTTTTAATCGGGAATCAAGAGTGCTAATTTCTGATTCCAGGTCATCAAATGCCTTTTGTTCAGCATCATCTAATGACTTTTCAGTGTTTAACATTGATTCCATTTCTTTAATCAGCCCACCCTTCTTATCCTGGACGGCCTTAATTTGTTCGGCAATAGACATTTTCTTTATCCTTGTTTGAGTTTTAATAACCTTAGACGATTTTTATTTATATTCAGGTTATCCCGAATAAATAAATCATCTATATGTTGATTTGACAGATTAAAAGATTTTGCAATTGCCAACGCCTCATCATTTGCAGGGATGGATACGATACTAATCTCATGTAAGAGTGATTTTAGGAATTTGTAACCCAGGAAATTATTTTCTTTATCCCTTATAGGTTCCCATTCCAGAGCAGAAAAACCAATACTAACGGCTTTCAATATACCGGCTTCCATTAAACCCCTAACAGTATCAACAATAGGCGTAATACCTGGTGGGGCTAATTTAATATCAACCATTAACCCTTTATCACCCAAGTAGGCTTTACCTGTACCGATTGGAGAGTGGTGATTATGCTGATATAAAATAATGGGGTTTTTCTTGAATCGTTTTAAGGAAATACCTTCTTGAACTACAATGTCACCGTATGAATCAGTTTTTTCGCTTGATGCTAAAAACGTGTAAGTGTCATCGTTTTTGGATGCTTTAGTTAAATAAGCAGACTGAGAATGGATGTCAGGCATGGAAAATCCCTAAAATTGTGATTTTCCTAAACTATATACCTAAATATTGCAAAATGCAATAAACATTGCAAAATTAAACAAACGTTGCAAAATGCAATCCTACAGGCAAAAAAAAGCCCTCAAAGGAAAGAGGGCTAAAATATACATGTTTAGAGGTAGGATTTTATCATAAATAAAAGAATTAAAACAGCCATAATTATCACAATAACTACATACCATTTTAAATTTCTATTAAATTTTATTGTATCATCTATTAATTTTTCAATTTCTTCATCAACCTTCATTTTATATGATTCCTGTAAAATTGTAATTGAGCACGTTTTAAGTCAATTAATTCCTGGGGAATATCATCGGATATAATATCTGAATAACGAGTTAACATTCTTTTAATATATGCATCTGGTAATCCATCATGATATTTTCGTTTACTTTCAGCTAATTTTTCTTTATTAGCTTCATAATATCGTTTCAGGTGTTCAAATCTTTTTTCTTTATTAGCTTTGAGCCATTGTTTATTTCGTTCAGCTATTTTTTCTTTATTAGCTTCATAATATTGTTTTATTTTTTCTTTATTAGCTTCACGATATTGTTTATTTCGTTCAGCTATTTTTTCTTTATTAGCTTCACGATATCGTTTATTTCGTTCAGCTATTTTTTCTTTATTAGCTTCACGATATCGTTTCATATGTTCAAATCTTTTTTCTTTATTAACTTTGACCCATTGTTTATTTCGTTCAGCTATTTTTTCTTTATTATTTTCATAATATTGTTTTATTTTTTCTTTATTAGCTTCATGATATTTTCGTTTACTTTCAGCTATTTTTTCTTTATTAGCTTCACGATATCGTTTATTTCGTTCAGCTATTTTTTCTTTATTAGCTTCATGATATTTTCGTTTACTTTCAGCTATTTTTTCTTTATTAGCTTCATGATATCGTTTCATATATTGTTTTTTTCGTTCAGCTATTTTTTCTTTATTAGCTTCATGATATCGTTTTATATATTGTTTTTTTCTACATTTCTTACATGAAGCATACACTTTCTTTCCACGGCTCTTAAATTCCTTATCTTCCTTCTCTTCTTCACATAAAATACATTTTTTCATTATTGCCCACTCCTAATATAGCCATCCCTAGCCATGGTTCCTTATTTCTCGAAATATTCAATTTTTTCATGATTGCCCATGAATTTTTGATATTCAATCTTTGAACGGTTATGCCGAATAACATTATTAAATGCTTTATTTAATTCAACACTGGTATTCATATTAATGTTCTTATCTTTCAAAGAATGGATTAATTCTGATAAATCATTATCAATATCGGATGCAGTTTTAGCTTTACTCATTTTTCTTACTCCAAAAAAAACGCACTATTCTGAAACTGGGTGGAACATCAGTGAGCAATCTGAACCAGTATCAAAATAGTGCATTTTCTTAATTATACTCATTTAATAACTGTTCCACCAGTTATGTATACTTTACCATATCGTCAAGTAATATCAATACATTTATATAAATAAAATTTCACCTTCTCCGCTTAACCCTTGTTCTTCAACTGATACCATAGCACCATGAATTGACATGGCCAATGCGACAGCAGGATCAATACGGTTAAAGGATTTTTGCTTATTCATCTTCCTATTACCTGCGGGATCTTGGTCAACTACAGTATTTGAAATAGCCCATGTTAATACCGGGTGGGCATCATGGTGTAATTTACCTTGCGCCAGTACATGTTCTAAGTCATCGATACAGGGGCTAAAGTCTTTGTAACCTTGCCCAAGGGGAGTCAGAGGTAGTATAACCCCTTCCTTATCCAGTTCACGTTCAAGTTCCTCAATTTTCCATCTGTCAAAGTTAATATTAACAATATTGAACTCACTGTCAATCTCAGCCAATCGTTTAGCCACCCAGTCATAACCTATCGAACGTCCGGGAGTGGTTTCTAAAAATCCATCTTCAGCCCATTGAAGGTAAGGTGCCTTATCTGACTGCTGGTGTTGTTTTAACAGGTCGTGAGGGGTCCAGCAGAATACCATGACATGTAAATCACCCTTATCATCCACAGCAGATAACACCAATGCAGTTAAATCACCCCGTCTTGATAAATCCAGGCCACCATAAACCGGGTATTTTTTAAATACTTCCAAATCTACAGGTTTATTATTTCCTAACCATGTCTCTTTATCAATGAAAGGATTAGAAGCATCAACACGCTGATTTAGATATAAATTTCTGAATTGAGCGACTTTGGCACCACCCAATTCTTTAGCACGTTCCGCAGTTTTACGCATTTCTTCAATGGACCGAAACCCCGCTTGCATACCTGGATTACAGTCATACCAGACTTCTTCATCCCAAATATCAGCATCATCAGGAGCAGACCAGATAAATCCGGCAAAGGAATCATCTTTAATAGTGCCATCATTCACACTAATGGCATAATCGACCCACTGAGACATAACAGAAGTATCACTGGCTGATTGGGTACCAATGATAATGAATAATCCTTCTTTACCATAGGCTCCCATGGAAGTTTCCATGATAGATAAAAGCTCATCATCGGGACCAAAAGCGTGAAGCTCATCAACAATAACTACCCTGGATGATTTACCATGCTTAGAACGTCCTTCACTGGACAACGATTGAAAGGTTGACCCATTTACAACATTGGTGATTAATTTAAGCGAATCTGTAACTGATAATACACCCGATAATTCTTCACTCATCAAAATCATATTACGAGCATATTTAAAAATGATAGATGCCTGGTCCCGGTCAAATGCAATACTATAATGTTGAGCATAAGAAATAGGCTCCACTGCCAACATATAAATAATAATGATAGCAATCAGAGCAGTTTTAGCATTTTTACGGGGAACGGTAATTAAAATACGGTCAACAACCCTATCACCATTAATATCCCGACCAAAACATTCAGCAATGAGTTTCTGAAAATCAGCTATGACAAGAGGTTGACCCGCGTTCAGGCCATCGGGTTGTTTTAAGGAATTACCCAACGTGATCAATTCATCAACGGGACCCCAATCAACAATCTTATCGCGCCACGGGTGTAAATCAGTCTTGCTCATTCACTTCCTTATGGATTGTATCTACTTCAGGCGGTAATACAATTCCTACACTACCGGGACATACTAACTCAAGAACATCACTAAATTGCTTACTCATTTTATAATATTGCTCAGTATTTAAATGTGTTTTTAATTTCATCACAAATAAACCGGGTTCACTAATATCCAGCTTTTGGATGTATTCTTCAAATTGTTCAGTATTCATAATTAATCCTTATCGATATTCTTTGGAATTACTTTACATTCATAAGCTACATTACCTATTGTAAAAGCATTAATTAATTCACAGTCCTCTATAATAGACATATTTCTGTTTATCGCACCAAGAATAACACCGATTAATAAACAAAGGATTACAATAATTCCTGCAGTTGGATTATTCATTTAACTTTGTCCTTATCTTTATAACAAGCGCAATTTGATTCATTATAACTATCTATAAAATTCCCACCTAATGCTCCGTTTTGCACCCAACGTGGCAATGGAAATTCACAAGTAGCAACTTTATTTTTAATTTGTGAAATATAATAACAATCAACGCATCTTTTTAATTTAATAGTCATTGCCCTATCTCCATGACTTATTAGGGTTTAAATTCATTTTATCCAAATCCCAAATTCCATCTTTTTTAATTTTATCGTAAACAGGCTTTTGAGGCATTAAATTGCGTTTTTTAATTACCCATACCGCTACGCCCCATATCTTATCTTTGGTATAATATTGATACAAAGTGTCAAATTCTTCATAATCAATTTCTTCACCATCAGCACAACCCCATAAAAATATATCATTACAAGTAACAAATAATGCTGTTTTCTTTCTTGCGCTATCAACCCATTCTTTCATAAACCAATAACTATTGGTGAACAAATATCCTTCAATTAATAATAGTGTAATAAAATCATCAGCTTCAAAAAAACATTCATTATCTGAGCAATAACATGGTATTAATTCAACGTCTCTTTTTATCTCACTATTCATAATTAATCCTTTATTCTACAATTACGTTTAACTCGGTTAATTTCATTGCGTTCATAACCATTATCATTGGCCCATTGAAGAAATGTTTTCCAATGTATTAATGCTTCTATGTTATTCATATTTTGAGTGACATTATAATATTCTGATAAACGGTTATATAATGCAATATATCTTTCATCTGGTTCAAAATCACCTTGATATAAATTCTTAAATGTTTCAGTAATCATTATATTAATCCTATTTTATAATTCTATCGGACAATAGGAATCATCTTCTGGAACCCAATTGCATTTATCACAACGATGCTTTCCATTGAGACACTTACATAGTCTCTCTCTCCCACAATTAGGACATGGATAAGAAGCATAATCTCCTAATGCCCATTCAGCCAATTGTGCATCTTCGTCTTCCTGCTGCTTTTGCCAATCAGTTGCAAATGTCATTTAATATTCTCCTTTGGTGGCTCGGGTAAAGGCATCCAATAAGTTACGTTATCATATTCCATATATCTTTCATCTGGTTTAAAATCACCTTGATATAAGTTATTAAATGTTCCTTCATTTGTAACAATATTTGGGTATTCTCTATCTTCCATTAAACTGTCATGCCATGTATTAGTTGTCATCGTTTTATCAAACCTCCCAATGTAGTAGAGGAATTGCCGCTTGGCTTTTCTTTTGTCTGTTCAGCTTTTTGCCGGGCAGAAGGACAGAGCCTTAACTTAATGGCTAGTGATGCTATCTTACTGGCTGCTTCCTGGGAAACACTAAACCAAGGATTTTTAACCAAATTGCCACTTACATTAATTACTACTTCACCCTGAGCCTTAACATGTTCATTGGCTTTAATCATAGTAGCGTAGGTTTCACAATAAGTACCGAGTATAACAAAGTCAGCATTATTAAACTGATTGTTAGGAACAGCGTCAACCAATCTTCGCCACACCTCTTTAGCCTCATCAGTCAATTCATCGGGTGGTTCTACCTTCGACCTTATTAAAGTGGAATCAACACCCACCACTTTTGTATTCCTGGTTGATGAACCTGCAGCCATAATTTATATCCTCAATTGTTTAAAATTATCCTTAGTTTAATTGTACACATAAAAATAACAATGTCAATACATTGCAAAATATAATATTTGTCAATACATTATTACAAAATGTAATGTTTGCTAAAAAAGTCGGCACTTTCTAAATTTGTAG